GGGCGACACGGACTTTGGTTCCCGTGGCCCGCTACTAGAGTTTCTATGCGGACAGCGACGTCCGTTCGGATACGCGCCAGACAAACTATACGGTAGGACTGGTATGGCAACCGTTCGAACAACTGCGCTGCCAATTCAACTATACCTATGAAAATTATGCGACCCCGACTATCGGCGACAAAAACGTCGTCTCGGTGATGTTGACAGGGGCGTTCTGATAAAAAGGGGCCCTGAGGAATGTTCCTCAGGGCCCTCTCTCATTCGATTATTTTTCGACCTGTCCGACGATGCGCCGCCGGACGTAACGGCGCATCCATCGAAACAACGGCCCTTCGGAAATCTGTGCCGCATTTTCAAGAAACGACCAGAATTCCACGCCGCAGGTGAATCCTGTGAAAAGCCGTGCGGCGTTCAGTTGCAGGAAGTCGAGCACATACCGGTCGATGAACCATGCCATGACGATGGCCGTGAGCGTCAACGTCAGTTTGACCACCGTCTGCCAAGCCTTGTGGCTTTCGAAGTACCACGGATGGCCCGCACGCAGGGTCATGGCGCGGTCGGCGGCGACACCCGTCACGAAATCGATGCCGATAAAGAGGATCGTACATCCGATCAACGGTGCGACAGGCGCGAAAAAGGCGGCGATGCCGACCGCCGTTCCGCTAAGGAATCTGTACCAGCTTTCCATCCAACGAACAGCGTTTGAGTACGTTTTGTTTCGGGTCGTATTCCGGAAAATCCTTCGGATAGAGCTCCAGCCGGTCGACGGCCCGTTGCAACAGCATCCGGGCTTCGGTGCGCAACGAGCGGTATTGTTCGCGGCGGGCTTCCTCAGTCGCAGGGGTCGTGCCATCGAGTTTGGGGGCCGTCGTGCCGCTCCGTCCGGTGCGGATGTCGAGCCGCGGCTGGATCATCAGACGGGTGAAGAGCGCCAACGGAGCCGCCAGATAGTGGTCGATGAACGAACGGTCGTTTTTGGTCATCAGCCGCTCGTAGAACGAGGCTCCGATGACCGGTATCAGATAACGTTGCGCGGCGGCCGCGATGTCGGCTTCGGTCACGGCCTCGGGCGGCAGGCAGGCGTCCGGCGGAAAGGCCAGCTGGACGACCTGCGTAGGTGAAATGAGCGTGTTCATGAATCAATCGATGCATTTGATGTTGTACTTCGTGATTTCCGACAGGAAAGCCTGTTGGCGTTCGTCGTCGGGGTCGTAGTCGAGCCCGTCGGCCTTGCGGGCCTCCCAAACGCGCATGTAGATGGGTTTCGAGCGGGTCGGCGGACGGTTCACTACCTGCAACGACGCCGCGTCGATGCCCATGACGGTGCCCAACACCGAACGGATCGGTTCGAGCAGGTCGGCCTGTTCGGCCAGAATCACCGTGTTGAGGGCGATTTCGTATTCGTGGAGGATGCGTTCGGCGTTGAAGCCTGAGGCGTAGTCCAGTCCACTCAGCGTGCGGAACCATGAATGGGCCACCACGATGTCGCCCGTGGCCTGTTCGTGTAGCGCCTGCCAGTCGCCCTCGTTCTGCGAAGCGATGGGGATGAAACGCGAATGGTCGTTCTCATCGCCGCCGTCGCGGATGACGAACATCACCTGCCCGGGATTGCCCGCGAATTTGCGCTCGGCCATCCGTACGATGCGTTCGGCTTCGGCCTCGTTGTCGACGCTCGAATCGAGCAGCATCACGCCCGAAAGCTGGAACGAATTGTCGAGTCGCGAGATGTTCCAACGGTCGGTCTTGTAGGCGATGGCTGAAACGCTGAATCCGGCGATGTAGGGCGGAACGCCGTAGTGGGTGTAGGTGGGTTCGTAGTCCTTGTAGTGGATGATGGAGCGCAGCGAGCCGTCGGGCTGTTCTTCGAAATGCGGATAAAGCGGCAGCGAACGCGCTTCCGACGGACGGAACGCTGCCCAGTTGTGATGAAGCAGGACGTGCTCCGAATCGCGTGCGACACGGCAGCGCGACGCATCCTGATGGTAAAGCGACAAGAAAGTGTGCCCGGCGTCGGTGACGAGCTCCAGAAAGGCGTTGCCGAAAAGCGCTTTGTCGAGTGCCAGTTTGTTGAGCACCTGACGCAGGCTTTCGTTCTGGCCGTTGACCTCGCGGATGAAGGCCGCCAGACGGGGCTGTTGTACTTCGTTGCAGGTGAATCCCTTGCCCGAGATGTAGTCGGCTTTGTCGTTGATGATGCGGCGGTGGGTCGTCGAGCGGCGGGCCATCTGCGCTAAGGCCTCGGGAAAGAGGTTGTCATCGCCCCAGCGCCAGAACCGGTCGTTTTCGACCCGTTGCGTGCCGAGAGTCATGTAGGATTCGCTTCGGTCGGTGATGGCGATCGCACTTGTTTTTGGTTTGTTCATGGGAGTTTTTATTAGAGGAAAGCAGCTGTTAATAAAAAAGCAGCAGCAGACGGGTGCTGCTGCGGGTGCAACAAGTGCGGGATTTTAGGACTGCTTGGTCGCGTAGAGGACGAGCCGGTTGTCGAGGATCGTGCAGCCGGCCATGAAGACGGCTCGCTGACGGTTCTCCATCTCGTCGGGGTTGTACCACATGCGGACCTCGTTGCCCGGGAAGTCGGCCGTGTTGACCGCCAGTACGAGGTTGCGACGGTCGGTCAGGAAACAGAACGACTTGTCGAACGACGTGGCGTTGAGGTAACCGCCCAAGTGGACGTCGATGATCGGAATGCCGTGGTAAGCCAGTCCCGAATGGCCGTTGACTTCACCCGAGTAGGCCGCTTCGACTCCTTTCTGATCGAGATATTTTTCGTAGAGCCGGTAGATGTCCGACGTGACGAAAAAGGCGAGTTGACCTTCGGGTTTCGCGTCTTGCAATTGGCCGGAGGCGTGCAGCCACAGGTTGTCGAAAATCTTGATCGACGAGGCCGGATTTTCGAGTTCGGATTCGGTGTAGGTGGCGTTGAAGATGCTTTCGTCGTCGAGGCCGTTCTGGATGCTTTTCAGGAAGCCGTCGAAGGTGTTGAATCCCGTCGTGGCGTCGCTGTCGCCGACCCACATCGTGGCACGGATGTTTTCGGCCAGCGTCTGTTTGAAGAGGGCGGTTTCGGCCGCTTCGAGCTGTGTGCCCGAGAGGTCGTCCATGTTGACTTCGGGGCTGGAGACGATCTTCTCGTAAACCATCGAGAAGTAGTCGGATGCCGCGAAGCCCAGCTCGGCTTTCACGCGCTTCATGTCGATGATTTTCTGCGTTTTCAACGAATGTTTTCCGCCGCTCCAGCCGGTCGAGTCGTATTTGTGCAGGATGTTGTTCTGTCCGTTCCACAGTTGCACGGTCGTGGGTGTCGGCATGTTGTAAAGGACACGCACGCCCAAGTCGATCGCCGACGGACCGGTCAGCATGGGACGGAAGAAGATCTGCTCGAGATCGGTGCCGGTGTACTGTTTGGCATTTTCCAAGTAACTCATGTTTTTTGTTTTTTAAGAATGGATGATTTGTTGAGGATGGCCTGAATTCGGCCGGTGTTTTTCGGGGTGTTTCGTTCCGCACGGTCGGCGGACGGTGCCGGTCACGTTCAGTTCTGGAAACATTTCACGTCTTCGGCGTAGGCACGTTCGTTGGCCGTGCGGAGTGTTTCGCCGTGGGACGGGTCTTCGCGTTGCAGGGTCGTCGTCGGACCGAATTGCGCTCGGGCTTCGGCGGCGGCAAGTTGCGAGCGGCGCTGCAACTCCTCGCGAGTATCTTCGTCGAAGTGGAGTACGTTGCGGTCTGCGGGCATCTCCTGCGGGTCGAACGTCTCTTTCCGACCGAGGCCCATGTTTGCGAGCAGCCGTTTCCAGCCACGGATGCGGGGGTGTTCCGTGCAGTTTTCGACCGATTGTTCCGTCGCGTCGACGATGCGGTCGGCCAAACCGGCCGCGATGGCTTCATCGGGCGAGAGCCAGCGTCCGTTGCCGTGGTTCTCGGCCATAAGAGCCTCGAACTCCTCGACGGGACGGCCCGAACGGTTGGCGTAGATGTCGGCGATGCGGGCGTCGGTCTGACGGAGCAATTCGATGCGGCTTTCGAGTTCGGCGGCGTTGCCCTCGGTGGCGCATACGGCGTTGTGAATCAGGTAGAGCGCATTGGCCGACAGTTCGCGGCAACCCTCCGTCGCCGCTTGGGCGATAATCGTGGCAGCCGAGGCCGTGTAGCCGTAGCAGCGGGTCGTGATGCGGGCATCGAGCGTGCGGAGCGCATCGTGGATCAGCAGGGCGTCGTTGACGTCGCCTCCGGTGGAACGGATGTTGACTATCACCTCCGGTGCCTTGATCTCCGCGATACGACGCAGGGCCTCGCGGAATTTTTCGTAGGTGGCGACCCGCTCCTCGGGAACCTCGAACTGCCACTCTTCGGGCACACCAATGGTTCCTTCGACGTCGATATGGCACGCTTCGGCCGAATCGACGATTTGGATTTCGGATTTCATCATGATGATTGGTTTTAGGAAAATTGGGGAATCGGGGCCGGTGCCCCGAGGAAGCCGCACACGGCGGTGCGGGCGGAATCAGAGGGCCCGAAGCTGTTTGTAGAAGGCGTTACGCGCCTTTTCGTAGGAGCAGCAGAATTGCTCGGCGGTTTGTTCGAGTGCTTCGCAGCGGTGGATTCCGGCCCGCTCCGCACGGCGGACTTCGTTGTAGATGGCCTGACGTTCGCAGGCCCGGATGTCGACGAGACCCGCCGTCATCAGTTTTTCGATTGCCTCGCGGGGCGGCAGGTTGCCGATGGTGTCGAGCAACACCTCGGCGAATCGGTTTTCGATCTGTTTTTTCATTTTTTATTAAAACCTGCGCATAATACTTACGGTCGTGGGGGGCTATGCGCCGTTTTCACAAGCGGTCGAACGTACAGCGCATTGCGTGGGCGTCGGGGTCATAGGATTCGATGCGGGCAAGGGTGGTGCGGACGATGCCTTGCCCTGTGTCGATGCGGAATACCGAACGGATTTCCGCTGCGCCCGTATTCGGTGCGAAAAGGGCTTCATATTCGTCGGGGGCGACGCGTAGCGTCAGCGTGATGCGTTCCAACGAGCCCTCGCGGGCGGCTTGTTGGCGATAGAAGCGGTTCAGTCCTTCGATTCCGTCGCGGTCTTCGAAACAGAGCGTGAAGCCCGCCGTCGTGTCGTCGCCTGCGAAGTGGAACGCTGCCAGCGGATAACCTGTGCCGTTCGACGGATAGCCCCAACGTTCGCCCTCCGGCAGCGGATGGACGCCCGCATAGCTCACGATGCGGGGTGCGAGGGCCGCCTCGTCTTGGGTGGGGTCGTCGCGGTCGCCCAGTTGGAGCAGCAGCGCCGAGGGGGCGCTCAGATAGTGGCCCGAGGAACTGAGCGTCGGGGCGAACAGCGGATTGCGCAGTGTTTGCTCGCCTGCGAGCGTCGCTTTCGATGCGGCGTCGTGGCTCCATGCTCCGAACTCTTCGTTCGTGGCGCTTTCGAACCGTTTCACGGGGCCGTCGCCCTCGCGGTAACACCACGTGCGTCGTTCGTGGATTTCGGGCGCGATGTCCTTGCGGACGATGGGTTGCAGAAAGTCGGTGCGGTCGGTCCAATCGACCTCGGGCCCGGCTCCGTAGAAGTCGTCGGCCGGTTCGATGTAGACGGTTCGGGTTGCCTCCTCGGTGTAGAATCGCAGGTTGAACAGGTGTGCCACGGCTCGCAGCAGTTCCGCCTGACGGATGCGCAGTTGGGCCACGTCGCTGAAATCGAGGTTCGAACCGAATCCGGGCCCTGTGCGGAAGAGCGGTTGTAGCGAACATTCCTTGTGCAGCGTCAGCGACATGCCTGCTTCGGCGCCGAAGAAATAAATCGTCTGGAAATATTTCGGTGAGGTCGGTGTTACGGTTTCCGAGGCTGTTGCGACACGGATTTCGACCGTTGTCTGCCCTGTTTCGCCGATGTGGCCGTCGTAGAGGGCCCAGTCGCCTGTGTAGGGCATCCAGCTTGCTCCATCGGCGATATAGAGCACCGGATTGGCGGGCGTGCCTGTCGTCGGGGTGGTTGTTTGGGTCGAACGGGTTGCGAAATCGAGCCATGTGACCTCCGATGCGCCCTCGTGGTAGGTCAGTCGGTAACGGTTGCCCGCTGTGTGGTCGAAGACGATGACGCGATAGGTATAGTTCGGATTCAGCTGGTTGCGGCGGTCGACGTAGCGGTTTGCCAGCGCGAAACGCATCTCAGACCCTGGGCCGAGGTAGACCGAGTCGAATCCTTTCAGCCGTGTGCGACTTTCGATGCGGTGGTCGGTGGTGTAGCGCAGGTAGTATTCGAATCCGACATTGACACTTGTCGGTGGCACGAAAGCGATTTTGCCGTTTTCCATCCGGAAGCATCCGCCGTTGTTGGCCAGTTCCGGAATCGGTTGGCCGTCGGCATCGAGCGTCTGAGGAGTGGCCGTCTCGACGATGTTGCCTACTGTGTTGTAGATTGCCGTCGGGTCGGCATAGACGCGGCCGGTCGGGCTGGCCTGTGCCGTCACGGGGGCCAAGCGGCGGGCATAGAATCCCATGCGGGCCGCAGCTGCCGTCGTGTCGTGCGCTGCGTAAGCGCCGCTCATGTAGAGCGATCGGAAGAAATCCGATTGCAGGAACCGGCTTTCGATGCGGTATCCCGCTTTTTCGAAAATGGCCGAAAGAAGCGTTCCGATGTGCAGGAAAGGTCGGTAATCGTCGACCGAAAGCATCCGTTCGACCGGCAGCAGATCCGTGGGATTGCTTGCGCGTGGATATTCGTCGCGGTGCACCGGAAAGAAACGTACGGGTGTGTCGTCCGTCCAACTGTCGAGGATGGTCGTGGGGGTCAGCGATGCTTGGTAGTCGACTGCGAGCGTGTTGAATTGGGCGAGTGCGGCTTGTTGCGCCCAATAGGCTCCGCCGTCGCGCAGTTCGAAGACGTATTCCGTCTCCGATGTCGAGAGCAGCCGTGCCGTACCTGCGAAGAGCAGGGCTCCGTCGGCTGTGATTTCGGCCGTGTGGATCGTCTCGTTGAATCGTGCTGCAGTGTACGGGTCGCGGGCGAAGCAGGCAACGGCATCGTTTGCGTCGGTTACGGGAAGCGTCACTTTCAGCGACCGGCCCGCGCGGCAGGTATCCACATCGGCCAGCGTGGTGACATCGTACTTCGGGAGCTCCGGCAGTCGGTCGCCGAGGTCGCAACGGTGGTGGTCGATGGTCAGTTCCATGGCAGACGGGATTGGGTTTTCGGACGGATGATGATTTCGATGTAGCTCATTGTGTCATAGTGATGGAAGACGGCACGGTCGCTGACAACCTCCACCGGTGTGTAGCGTTCACCCTCGACGATCCATACTTCCGGCGTGTAGATCAGTTCCGACAGCGCTTCGAGCACTTCGTGGGTTTCGAGTGCCGAGCGCAGTTTGCGGCGTTGTTCGCAGGACGTTCGGGCTGTGGAGACGTTCAGGCCGT